GACAAGAAAACGGCCGAGATCCTCAACGGCGTCATCCGCCACATCGAAGCGAACAGCGACGCCGACTCGGCCTACGAGACCGCGACCGAACACCAGGTGGACGCCGGCGTCGGCTACTGGCGCGTGGTGACCGACTATGCGCGCGACGACAGCTTCGACCAGGAGATTTTCATCCGTCGTATCAAGAACCCGCTGAACGTGGTCCTTGGCCCCCACAATGAGGCGGACGGTTCGGATGCGCGCGAGGGCTGGATCTTTAACGATGTGCCGCGCGACGAGTTCCAGCGCCGCTATCCGGACATCGACCCCGCTAGCTGGGAAACCCTGGACAGCGCCGGATGGGTGACCAAGGACACCGTGCGCGAGTGCGAATACTTCCTGATCACCGACGAGGAAGACACGCTGATCGTCGGCGACGACGGCAACCCTGTGCTGTGGTCGAAGCTGCAGCCGGACGAGCAGGCCCGGTACAAGCTCCGGAACGACCTGCGCAAGCGCCCAGTGAAGCGCCCGAAGCTCACCTGGTACAAGCTGGCCGGCGATGGCGAGCAACTGGACAGCCGCGAGCTGGCCGGCCGCTACATCCCGATCGTGAAGGTGGTGGGCGAAGAGCTTGAAATCGACGGCGAGATCGACCGCAAGGGCCATACCCGTGGCATGAAGGATGCCCAGCGCATGTACAACTACTGGAGCAGCGCTGGCGTGGAGTTCGGCGCGCTGCAGGGCAAGCAGCCCTACCTGGCGCCGGCCGAGGCGATCGAGGGCTACGAGGAGTACTGGAACAACATCAACACGAGCAACCAGCCCTACCTGCCCTACAACGCCCTTGACGAGAACGGCAACACGATCCCGATGCCACAGCGGCAACAGCCGCCGGTGGCCGCTCCCATGTACATGAGTGGTATGCAGGTGGCCGCGGAGGAGCTGAAGATGGCCAGCGGTCAGTACGACTCGTCGCTCGGCCGCAGCGGCAACGCAACGTCGGGCCGCCAGGAGTTCGCACAGCAGCAGAAAGGCGACACGGCGACCTTCCACTTCCGCGACAACCTCGCCCGCGCGATCCGGTACACCGGGAAGATCCTGATCGACCTGATCCCGAAGATCTACGACACGCCGCGCATTGCCAGGATGCTGGGCGAGGACGGAAAGGACGGCGAGGTGCACATCGACCCGTCAATGAAGGCCGCATACCGGGAGGAACAGGACCCGGGCACGAACGAGATCAAGCGGATCTTCAACCCGGCGATCGGCCGTTACGACGTCCGCACCGGCTCGGGCCCGAGCTACAGCACCCGGCGCCAGGAGGCGTTCTATACGCTGACCGACATGGCCAGCCGCAACCCGCAAGTGATGCAGGTGGCCGGTGACCTGGTGATGAAAGCCGCCGACTTCCCGATGGCCGAGGAGCTGGCCGAGCGCTTCGAAAAGTCGCTGCCGCCGAACCTCAAGGGCAAGGAAGGTGCGTCGCCCGAGGTGCAGCAGATGCAGCAGCAGCTCCAGCAGGCGCAGGCGCAGCTTCAGACCCTGGGTCAGGAATACAACCAGTTGCACGGCGACAAGGACGGCGAGCGGCAGAAGCTGCTGCTCGACCGCTACCGCGCCGAAACCGAGCGCCTGAAGATCATCTACCCGACCATGCCGGGCCAGATATCGCAGGTGATCGCGCAGGAGTTCGGGCTGAACCTGGTCAACGAGCCGCCGCTCGAGCAGGCAACCGCCGAGCCCGGCGCGCCGCCTGGCCCGCCAGTAGCAGAACCGCAGCAACCCGAAGAGAACCCGCCGAGCGCGGGTTTTTCTTTGCCCGAATCGCAGTAACCCAGCAGCACCGTACCCGTCCGGATCGATGGGGCTTCAATCACTTGGGAAACCATGAGCACTGAAACCGAAAGCGGCCTCCCGACGCCGGCAACCAACGCCGAAACGGGTGCAAACACTCAGGTCGAGCAGCACACCAGCACGGAAGCGACCGCCGGGCAACAGCAACAGGAAGGCCAGCAGCAGGGCCAGCAAGGCGAGCAGCAGCAGGAACCGAAGCGCACGCCCTGGTTCCAGCACCGCATCGACGAGCTGACCCGCGCGCGCCACGAAGAACGCCGCCGGGCCGACGAAGCCCAGCAGCAGGCGCTGCGCTACCAGCAGCAACTGGCCCAGCTTCAGCAGGGCTACCAGCCGGATCAGCAGCAATCGCAGCCGCAGGGCCAGGAGACGGACATCCGCACCCTGGCACAGCAGGAAGCGGCCCGGATGGTGGCTGATCAGCGCTTCACCGATCAGTGCAACAAGGTCTACAGCGATGGCAAGGCGGCGTTCCCCGACTTCGACCAGGCCGTCGCGAATCTTCAGATGCTGGGTGTCAACCGGGACTTCCTGGAACTGGCGACCACATCCGATGCCGGGGCCAAGCTGCTCCACCACCTGGGCACCGATCTGGACGAAACCGCACGCCTGCTGACGCTCCCTCCTGTGCAGATGGCGCGCGAGCTGACCAGGCTGGAAATCAAGCTGGGCCAGCCGGCCGCGCCGAAACCTGTCAGCAAAGCACCCGCGCCGATCTCCCCTCTCGGTTCGTCCGCGTCTACCGACGTCGGCGATCAGTCGCGTATGAGCGACGCCGAGTGGTACGCGCGCGTCCACCTGAAAAACCGCAAATAGGAATCTGAAACATGCCTACCCAGAACCAAGTTCTCACCCACCAGATGCTGGCCCGCGAAGCTGCCGCCATGCTGTCCGAGGAAGCTAACTTCCTCTCGAACATCAACCGCGGCCGCGAGGAAGAATTCAAGGACCAGCCGAACGGCTACAAGAAGGGCGACTTCGTCGATATCGGCATCCCGCCGGTGCCGACCGTGTACGACGGCGCCAACTTCGCCGGCGGCGGCGACGCCCCGGGCCAAGCCGAGCAGAAAGTGCGCCTGCAGCTGCTCACGCAAAAGCACGTGCCGCTGACCTTCACTGCGAAGGAAAAGGCGCTGTCGATCAGTGACTTCAAGACCCGCTTCCTGAAGCCGGCGATGAACAGCCTGGCCTCGGTCGTGCAGGCCGACCTGATCCAGCGTGCCGTCGTCGCCACGCCGAACGTCGTCGGCACGCCGGGCACCCTGCCGAACACCTTCAAGACCTACGGCCAGGCCAAAGGCGCGCTGGAGCGCTTCCTGGCACCCGGCGGCGACCGCACGGTCCTGCTCAGCTCGGACGCGAGCACCGAACTGGCTGACGCGATCAAGAACCAGCAGAACCCGACCGACACCGGGAACAAGGCGTTCAAGGAAGGTTACATCACGCGCGCGCAGATGTTCGATATGTACGAGAACCAGTCGCTGCCGATGTTCGCCATGGGCACCGCGACCGGCTTCACGATCAACGGCGCGGGGCAGACCGGTGGCACGCTGAACATCGGCAACCTGACCGGCGGCCAGACCATCCTGAAGGGCACGGTCTTCACCATCCCGGGCGTCTTCGCCGTGCACCCGATCCTGGGCGTCTCGAACGGCAAGCTGCGCCAGTTCGTCGTGACCGCCGACTTCACCGCTGGCGGCGCCACCGGCTCGATCGGCATCTACCCGGCCCTGTCGGTCACCAGCCAGTCCGTGATCGGTACCGTGTCGGCCCTGCCCGGCAACGGCCAGGCCGTCGCGCTGGTCGGTACCGCATCGACTGCGTACCGCCAGGAACTGGGCTTCCACAAGGATGCCTTCACCGCCGCCTTCGCTCCGCTGCCGGTTCTTGCTTCGTGCGAGGGCTACACCGCGTCGGTGAACGGCTTCTCGGTGCGCGTGATGACCTTCGGTGACGGCAAGTCCGACACCGAGTCGACCCGTATCGACGTGCTGTACGGCTTCGCTGCCGTCCGCCCGGATCACGCCGTCCGCATCACCGAGTAATCCCCACCACCCTGCCCGTCCTGCTTCGGTAGGGCGGGCGCATCGGAGAACAGCATGGCAAACGAATTCCAGGAATACCCCAAGGCCTTGTACCAGGGCGGCGATGCCGCGGCCGAATATGTCATGGTCGGCGACAAGAAGGAAGAAGCCGCGAAGCGCAAGGCCGGCTTCGCGATGATCGGCGAGGCCAAGGAAAAGGCCCCCGAATGACCACCGTCGGCGACATCATCAACCGGGCGCTGAAGGACGCCGGCGTGATCGCGGCTGGCGAGACGGCGCCGGCCGAGGATGCCGCCGACGCACTGGCCGCGTTGAACGACATCATCATCCAGTGGCAGGCCCTGCCAGCATGCGTGCCGGCGGCGCCCTACGTGCTGGCTCCCTTCGAGAGCCTGGCCGACGCCCTCAACCTGCCGCCGCTCTACGAGCCAGCGCTGCGTTACTCGCTGGGTGAGGTACTGCCAACGACGTTCTCGCTGCCGGCGCGCGGCGATATCGTCCGACTGGCCGCCCAGGCGCGCAAGGTGCTCAAGCGCGCGAACCTGGTGATACCTGAACTGACGGTGCCGTGCCCGCTGCTACCCCGGCGGTCGTATGGCGTGGGCTGCGACGAATAACACCTGGGAGAACGCACCATGAACAAAGTTATGCGCAGCAACGGTTGCGCCCCAGCGCTGTCGCCGGAGCCGCTGGTGACGCTCGACGCCGATACTGGGGAAATCCTGGTTCCGTCCCAAGATCCGGCCGCGGTACGTGCCTGGATCATGAACCTCACGGAGACGCTGCTGGCCATACCGGGTGAAAAGTTCGAGTTCCCGGTTGAGCACACCGTCAAGGACGGGATGTACATGCGTAAGCTCTTCATCCCGAAGGGCTCGCTCGTAGTCGGCAAGATCCACAAGGTCGACTGCATCAACATCGTGGCGCAGGGCGACATCAGCGTGGTCACCGAGACCGGTTCCGCGCGCGTACGCGCCGGCTATACCGTCGTGTCTCCCGCCGGGATCCAGAAGGTCGGCTATGCCCATGAGGACACGATCTTCATCAACGTGTTCCGGACCGACGAGACTGACATCGAGCGTATCGAAGACGCGATCGCCTGGAATAGCTACGAGGCCGCAGGCTACCTTACCACCAAAAGCGAAGGAGAACAAAAATGTCAGTTGCATGGGTAGGAGCAGGCATCGCCGCCGTCGGGGTCGTCTCCAACGTCGTGTCGTCCAACAAAGCTACGAAAACACAGG